AGGTCGAAGAAGTTTTAAAACTGCTGGAAAAGCACGAAGCGGAATGCAACGAGCGGTATCAAAAGATTGATAAACAGCTTGATAAGCTTGACATGCGCCTTTGGGGTATTGCTCTTTTAATTATAGCGACCGCAATAGCAGGGAAACTTTTATAATGACATATTCAAAAAAATCCAAAAAAGCGTCTCCAAAAAGCAAAGGCAGTAAGATTTGTCCTGAAGGAAAAGCATGGGCACAACGCACGTTTGATACTTATCCCAGCGCATACGCTAATCTGGCGGCTTCGAAGTATTGCAAAGATCCTAACTATGCCAAAAAGTCCAAGGGTGGCAAACGGAAGGGCAGATAATGGGTGAATTAAAGAAATGGCTCAAACAAGATTGGGTAAGGATTGGCACAGACGGCAAAATAAAAGGCAAGTGTGGCACTTCAAAAAACAAAAAGAACCCAGATCGTTGTTTACCTCGAAGCAAAGCGCAGAGTTTGACGCAAGCTGAACGTGCAAAAACAGCCAGAAAAAAGAAAGCGGCGGGCTCAAAAGGTAAAACCGTTGTTTCAAATACAAAAAGAGCAAAAGTGAGAAAAATGAGTTTAGGCGGTTCTGTTGTTGAGACTAAGCCTAAAAGACCCTTTCGGGGTAAAAAAATTCCGGGAACCGCTGTTGCCAGAGGTTGCGGAGTTGTTAGAGTACGAAAGCGCACTAAAGGTGCGGTAACTCAGTCATAAGGAGAAAAACATGGCTATGAAGAAAAAAGGCTATCGTGCAGGCGGTAGAGTAAGACGAATGTCGAAAGGTGGCGCTACGGGAGGTAGAATTAGGCGCATGTCTAAAGGCGGAAAAGCCGGTGGAAGAATTAAAAAAATGTCTAAAGGTGGTGCCGCTGGAGGTAAAAAATCTTTAGCGAAAGCAAAGGCTGCGCTGCCTGCGGGGTACAAAATAGTTAAAAAATAATGTCTTATTTATATAGCAACATTCCTTATTTTAAGGCATGGGTTCGCCGTGAATATACTCACAACCACGAGGATTATCACGGCGAATTTTTACATGCTATGGTTATCGGTGTTACGTCTATGCCGAATAGATGCTTGAGTTTCCAAGTTATGTTTACTGGAAACGAGGCCGAGGGAGAGGAAGAGGATACAGTACACGGTGGTGCAATGTGGGCAAGAATGCCTATTACCGCTTTGGTTGCTGATATACCTTTAGAAGAATGGCCCGAACCAATGAATACATACGATGCTCAACCATGGGACTGCTCGTCGTACCATCATGCTGTTTATGTGATGGACAGAGCTACGCCGTGCCCTTGGTTGGCAAAAATTGATAGTGATTTTTTTCCTGCAAAATATCTGTTTACTGTTGATTACGCTGAATCCGAAATAGCAGACGATCCAGCACAGCATAAACAAAGTCACGTTTTACAATTACTCGATGCGGGAGAGTGGACGGGTAATATTGTTGCGCTGCCAAATAACAGGGTACGTGTAACACACCCAGCTTGGTTTGAAACTGGCGAGGGAGCGCCGCATTTTAAGCCTTCTCAACATATACACTATTCAAAAAGTGATTTAGACTATACACTCGATGTAAATAGAATATTTGACAACCTTTATAACGAGGATGAGTGATGACACTTTCGAACTCAACAGATTTTGAATTAGATGTAGCTGATTATATTGAAGAAGCGTTTGAAAGGTGTGGGCTTGAGGTTCGCACAGGATACGACCTGAAGTCAGCTAAAAGATCTTTAAACCTTCTTTTAGCTGACTGGGCTAACCGTGGTCTAAATCAATGGACTATAAAACAAAGAACCGTCGCCATGGTTTCTGGCGACGGTGAATACGATTTAGGAACGGATGTTATTGATGTTCTTTCCGTTGTGGTAAGAAGAGACGGTACAGACTTTCAGCTTGAAAGATTGAGCAGAGACGAGTTTTTGAATATACCTGTCAAAACAACAACAGGCAGACCAAATCAGTATTTTTTAGACAGACAACTTACACCAAACTTAAAAATTTGGCCTGTGCCAGAAAACATCACAGATGTTATTGTCTTGGATGCTCTGACTCGAATACAAGATGCAGACGTATATACAAATACGCTTGATTTACCTTTCAGGTTCTATCCGTGTTTGGCGGCAGGTCTTGCATACTATTTGTCACTTAAAAGAGCGCCAAACAGAGTACAATTACTTAAAGCGGTATATGAAGAAGAGTTTGATCGGGCTGCTACCGAGGACCGAGATAGATCATCGTTTAACGTAGTTCCCGATTTTCAATATTTTAGAGTGAGTTGATGAGTAAATTTGCGTCCGGAAAAAATGCAAAAGCAATTTCGGATAGATCCGGATTTCAATATCCCTATAGGCTAATGCGAAGGGAATGGAACGGATTACTTGTCGGCCCAGACGAATTTGAAACAAAACATCCTCAACTTGGTCCTTTCCGAAAGGTAGATGATCCACAAGCTTTAGTTGATAGTAGACCAGAACAAAATTTAGATAGTCAACGAAACATACAATATGGTTTCAATCCTGTTGGTTTAAGGGGAGTTGAGGGTTTAGATCAGGACAACGCTTTGGAAGGTATTGGCCTTGTAGGAACCGTTGGAGTAAGTATATTTAATCCTCAGATACGTGGTTCACAAGCTACAGGTCAGGTTGGTACTGTAACGGTTGGAATCAACATTGTTGTTGTTAATCAACCTGTGACTGGTATTGCAATCACTGCTTCTGTAGGATCTGTGACAGTTGTAACTGCAACTACTTTTGATGATACATCGGTTACACTAGACTCTAACACAGTTACTTTTGACGAGGGATAAGATATGGCAAAACAAACAGTAGGCATAGGTTCATCTGCAAACGATGGGACAGGGGACACTCTACGGGCTGGTGCAGATAAAATAAATGACAATTTCAATGAAATTTATGCGGCCCTTGGGGACGGTACAGATTTAACAGATTTAATAGATTCAAACGGAGTCTTGGATGTAAGCTCTGGCGCAAATAAAATTGTTTTTTATTATGCCGCATTAAGTGATTTGCCGAGTGCATCAACGTATCATGGTGCCATTGCTCACGTTCACGCTGTTGGAGGGATGTATTTTGCTCACGGCGGTGTGTGGATAAGACTTAACGATGAAACTACTGGTCCCGTTACTAAGTATACAGCAGGCACAAATGGATCGTCTGCTTATACTTTTACTGGGCCCGGAGCTACCGCTGGAGATAACCCAAATTTTACTTTTTATAAGGGTCATACTTATTTAATCGACAATACCGCTAATGTATCCAGTCATCCTTTACAAATTAGAACATCTAATGGTGGCTCTGCTTTTACGACAGGTGTTACAGATAATTATAATTCTACTACCGGCTTGACCCAGTTCATTGTGCCTCACGAACCAAGTGACACTTCTTTAGTGTATCAATGTACAAATCATAGTAGTATGGTTGGAAACATAACAATAGTGTGATGATATGAGTTTTACATTTGATAGTTTAAAACAAGCAATACAAGATTATACCGAAAACACGGAAACGACTTTTGTAAATAATCTACCTGTGTTCATACGAGCCGCTGAAGAACGCATTCTTAAAAACGTTCAGCTTAATTTATTTATGCGTAATCAGGTTGGGACCATGACTTCAGGGAACCAATACCTTGGTGCGCCTAGTGATTTTCTGGCTCCTTTTTCTTTAACTATCACAAATAGCGGAGATAAAGAATTTTTAGAATTTAAAGATCTATCTTTTGTGGAAAGTTTTCATCCTGATTATACGGTCACAGGAAAGCCCAGATACTACGCTCAGTTCGATGTGGGTAATTTTATACTAGCCCCTACTCCTAATCAAAACTATCCCGTGGAGGTCCAGTATCTTTTTAGACCGGCAAGTTTAACAAGTGGTGCGGGCACAGGTACAACGTGGTTAAGTGAAAATGCTGAGTTAGCGTTGCTATATGGCACTTTGGTCGAGGCTTATACGTTTATGAAGGGTGAACCTGACATCATGGCAAACTATGATAAACGCTTTCAAGAAGCTGTTATGGGTCTTAAAATGCTTGGAGAGGCAAAAGAAACTACACAAGAGTATCGTGTAGGTAGGGTTATAAGGGATAAACAATAATGTTTAAGTTAGATTTACAAGTACCTGACGATCCAATCGTCAACGTACAAACGACAAATAATCGAGGTTTTAGCCCCGATGAAGTTGCAGAACGCTGTGTAGAAAAGTTGATAAGTGTATCTGACGATGCACATCCAGCTATAAGAGATCAGGCACGAGCGTTCCAAAAGCACATGGAAAAGGTGGTTGCATTTTATATGCGCGAAGCTATTCGCAGTGACCGCACAACCGTGTATAATGCCCT